AACGATATCAGTTGCCATGTTTACTCCTTAGATAAACAGCCCATAATCTTGATTCCCATAAGCTAATCCAGTTCCAAAACCAGATTGACCCAATGGGGTTTGAGCAAATTGTGCTTGCAATGTATTTGCTCCACCGCTCATCCAGTTACCCAAGCCAGCTTGAAATTGCGGATTGCTTGCGGCACTAGACAAGAAAGTACCCAAAGGACTCTGACCTTGAGAGGCTTGCAAAGTCTTAGCCGCGCCAAGACCACCGTACAGCAGTGATTGACCAACATTAGCGCCAGCAGAAGCAGTTCTGCCACCCAACTGCGCCCCAATATCAAGTGCAGTCTGACCCAATCCTTCAACGCTACCAGCACCACCCAAATAGCTCGTGTAGGGAGACAAAGCCGCAACCTGACCACCATACATACCACCAAGCAAGTTAGCACCAGTACCAAACAAACCAGTACCAAATGCCAGTTGCTGTTGACCAGCCTGTTGAGCCTGAGCCGCCAAAGCCGCATCCTGCTGTGCCATTGCGTTGTAATACGCTTGCAATTCAGGGTTCGTAGCGCCTAGCGCCACAGAACCACCAGCACCGCTAGTGCCACCCACAGCCAATCCACCACGACCAGTTTGGAACATCTGGTTCTGCAAGTTAGCCAATTGCTGTTCACGACCAGGAGCCAACAAAGACTGTTGCTGTTGCATATAACGCTGTGCAACCTGCTCAGGACTCTGTGCCAGATACTGCTGACCAAGATTAAACAACCCTTGAGCGGCCTGTCCCAAAGGAGCATAAGCCGCAGGAGCCTGTTCTGCCTGGGTAAGCCCCATTCCAGCCAAGCCCATAAGCCTTTGACGCTGTGCTTGCAACTCAGGAGATAGTTGGTATCCAGCACTAGACAAATAGCCTTCAGGGCTAAATTGGAACTGAGATGCCCCAAAGCCAGTCGTTACGCCAACAGGACGGAACTTAGCCGCTTCTGCCGCCTGACGAGCCGCCTCTAGTTGAGCTTGGGCAGATGTTTCTGCCGCTTGTCGTTGTGCGCTAGATTGCATCGAACTGCCAAGCAGTCCAAGACCTCCAGCGATAGCGCCACCAATCCAAGGCATATCAATTCTCCTTAATCAAAACTTGATCCACTTTTGACGGGTCTTTCTCGTCTGTTGCATGGATACAAAACCAAACACAGTCTGTCAATGCTTTAACAGCATGATGCTCACCAGCCACAATCTCCAAACAGGCAGGAGCATCAACAATCTTTGTCTCATCACCTTTCAAAACAACCACTTTGCCTTTTGCCAAAATGCTCATGTGGGCATAGGCATGAATGTGTTGCATCAACATCATTCCTTCAGGAATATGCGTTTCCTTGGCATACAAGCCATCAGAGAAATGATGTTTGATCAAGTCATCCATCAAGCAGTTCTCTTCCACATATAAACAGTGATGTAAGGCTGATAGTTGGCATTCGTACCAGAAGATCCAGTTGAATCAGTTGTTCCACTGAATGAGTGAGTGTGATCAATGTTTGTGCTTCCAGTGGAACTCACAGTGCCACCAAAACTAAAAGCACCACCATCAACTGCACCACCTCCAGTAGTCCATGCCGCAGGAGAAATTGAGTGAGAGTGTGATCCACCACCAGACCCAGTAGTCCCACTAAAAGTATGCGTATGACTCACTGCAATCGCATCAGCACTGCCACCAGTCTCTTCAGCGGTATCAAACAATGAATTGCTTGCGTTGTAACCAACCAACACTCGACCAGCACCAAACGCAGTCCAAGTACCAAAGCCCAGTAACGTGCCAGGGTTGGTAGAAACGGACGAATTGATGTAGATGCTTCCAACTGGATACATGGCGGCTAAAGCATCTTGCACAAAAGCAGTTGTAGCCAACTTTGTGCTGTCATCGCCAAACGATTGCGTCACGGCAGTCGTACCAGTAGGCAATGACGGAGTACCAGTAAAGGTAGGAGATGCCAGATCAGCTTTTGTTGCAATGGCAGTAGAAATTGCATCAAACTCAGTATTGATTTCAGTGCCTTTCACGATCTTCAAAGGATCGCCAGAAGACAAGGCATCTTTAGTCGCAAAGTTTGTGGCTTTCGTGTAATTACTCATGGTGTTTCCTTATATCATCTTGCCATTCTTGGCTTGGATTTCAATCTTCTGAATCGACAAAGAAGATCCATTAATGTCAGATTCATACCCAGTCTGCACAATCTTGCCAGCGCCAGTTGCATGAACAACCAAAGTCTGCAATGCAATTCCATCTGAATATTGGGCAATGCCATACTCTGCTACGTTATAGTATTCCTCACCTTGAGCAGGAATCTGGACACTTTGTGAGCGATAGTTTTCGTTGAAATCAAAGCCCCATTTGAATACAACAGATTGGTTGCTACCACCAATGACAACTGTCGTTAAACGCTTCAAAATAGACGTTTGATTTGGATTTCCAAGGTCTGCATGGTTAGTGAAGTACACCATACGATAGGACGATGTATTGTCCTGGTACGTTCCATACTGACCAACATAACCAGTCTTGCCAATGAGCAAAGTGCCATCTAGCTTCTTGCAGAATGACTTAGGCTCAATGCTGTCCCAGATCGTTACACGAGCAGAACCATCTTGCAGTTGACCACGAGTGTCAAAGCAATAAACTGACTTTGTACTCGGCAAAGACAGAAGATAGAAGGCGTTCAACTCAGAATAAATAGACTTGATGTTTGCCTTGGTTTCACCGCTGACAATCTCCATCAGGTCATTACGCACATTCTTAGACAAGTCACGCAACGGGGCAGACTTCTCTTGGATAGTACGCAGGAACGAGCGAACACCACTGTTTGACAGGAAAATCACATCCGTTCCAGTGTTTTGGATGCTATCCCTTGCAATGCAACCAATGCCACTAACAGTATCGCTCAAAGAGATGGTCGCAGGAGTGGTGGCCCCCTGGTAGACAAGAATCTGCGATTTGCCAAATATGATTAAAAAACCATTGTGTGCCGCAATACCAGAAATCTCATCAGAACCAGAGGGCCAAACACGAGAAATATCTAACGTGCCAGCCGTTCCAGTTGACCAAACAGCACCATTGAGCAAATCAGAGAAATAAACTGTGTACTTGTCAGATGCAGTATTAGCCGCCCACAAACGACCATAAGCCGCAATCACAGTGTCAGCTTGGGGAACAGTCCCAACATAGCCAGACATCTCAGTAATCCGACGATAAGTCGTTGTGCTGGTGGCAGGGTCATAAACCAACGGGTCATGACCAGTTTGGAAGAAATAAGCCTTGCCGTTGAGAGTGGCAGTTTTCCAATTGCTTGCGCTAATGGTTGGAGCAGTACCGCCACCACCGTAGGTCAATTCAACAACGGCATTAGAACCATCAAGTTTGAATAGCTTACTGTTACCAGCAAACAACACAGTAGATGTGCCATCGTTGCCGATCAACTCATGAATTGCAGTGACGTTGTTTGACCCAAGGTTGCCAGAAGAAGAATTGACTTTTGACCAACCTTTTCTGGAGCCAATGCGACCATACTGATCAATGATGCAGTTGGTAGCAACCAAAGCAAATCCAGCACTCAAGTCCAAAGGAGAATCTTGAGTATTCAGCCCAAAGAACCCTGGGGCAGAGATGCTGAATGTTTGAATTGCTTGAGCCATTAAATTGCCTCAAAAGTCATTTCTTCAGGATAGCGTGTACTTTCCAAAGCAATGTAATCAGCCAGCATCGAACGATACAACTGATAGGCTTCAGAAGAATTCAAGCCACCGTCTTCACCACGCTCAACCAATGCACGAGCATAGGCATTCTGAATCACCAACTCAGAAGGAACAAGCAACTCAGTTGAATTGCTAGACAAAGTATCCTGAGGAACAATCAGATCAAACACCAAAGAATATGCCTTATCAGGCACAGGATACACATCCACTTTGGTGTCATTTGAGCCATCTACGCCATTGAAAGCATAGTAGGTGGGAGCCGCAGTCTGAGTCGTCCCAAAATTCAGGAAACGATTCATGTTGGCAAAAGGAATGTTCTTCAATGTCAAGTCTTGCGTGTCATTGATAGCATCAACAACTCGGAACTTTTGACCAGCACCAGTCATCGAATATGAAGATGTGCCAGCAACAGTAGTCAG